TACATCGAGGACAACGAAGGTAATTATATTCTCGACCCGGCAATGGATTCGCCAATATTCCCGCATTGGTTTGACGGGGTTCCAATAATCGAATTTCAGAATAACAATAATAACCGGGGGAACATTGAAAAAATAACTGATTTAATTGATGCGTACGATATTGTGCTATCCGATACAGTTTCAGAAATAGAACAGTTACGCTCGGCTTATATGTTTATGAAAGGTGCCGGAATGAAAATAGATGAATCCTTTACCCGGATGATGCGGCAAACCGGAATACTTCCCCTGCCGGATAACGGCGAGGTTGGCTTCATCAATAGGAACATCGACGCTGAATCAATTAAAACGATATTGGATGAACTCCGGCGGAACATTTATCAATTTGCAAAATCGATTGATCTAACAGCACAGAAAAGCGGAGATATGCGGGTTATCGGTTGGAAAATCGCATTGCTGAATCTTGAAAACGACTGCAAAGAAACAGAGCGGAAATTCAAATCAGCGATGTACGATCAATACCGGCTGGTATGTAAATACTGGAGAACCTTTAACGGTATTGATATGTCGCCGGATGATCTGGAGTTTATGTTCACTCGTAACTTTCCGCAGGACATTCTCGGAGAAGTTGAAATACTTGAAAAAGCGATTGGGCTTATGACCCGGAAAACGGCTTACGGGCTGGTATCGTTTATTGAAGACCCGGAGGCAGAGGCCCGGGCGTATGAAGAGGAAAACCCTGCCCCGACCGTAAACATGGATCAATACGGGTTCGGCAATGGCGAAGAAGAAGAATAAATACATCCCGACCCGGGATATGTACGCCAACCACAAATATACGCAAGAAGTGTTGGACGGCATAACTGATTCGGTTGAACGGGAAATGTTCACAACGCTGAATACAGCATTGGATAATACCCGGCGACAGCTTTTAAAGCTGGCGGAAAAGGGTTATTTAAAAAAGACCGAAATGCAGAAATACCACCGGCTGAAAGGACTGGAAGCATCGCTGGCGGGGACATGGAGTGAAGCCTTCAAAGCATCCGATAAGCTGGTAGATAAACTTTCCCGAATACAGTACGAGGAATCTTTTTACCGGGCCGCATGGAATATTGATCAGTATTCCGGCGTTATGCTTAATTGGGGTCAGCTTGACACAAATACCATCCGGGAAGCGATCAAAAACGATTATTCTAAAATTGCTCTGGAAGGGATGAAAGATAACGGTATGCTCGGGATACGGCGGACAATTATTTCCGGGCTTGCGCAGGAACGAACCTATCCACAGATGACGAAGGAATTAAAAAAATATATCGAACGGACGGCGAGCGGATACCAGACTATATTACGAACAGAGGGTCAAAGGGCACGGCAGTTGGGACAGCAAGCGTTCGATGAAGATGCTCAAAAGAAAGGATATAAATTTGAAATAGAATGGTTGGCAACGCTTGATGAAAAGACCCGGGAGTCGCACCAATTAATGGATGGACGGACACGAACTGTCGACGGTTATTTCAAATGTGAGTTTGTATATTCTGGGAAGGTTAAAGGGCCGTTACAATCCGGTTCCGCAGGGTTCGATATTAACTGTCGATGCACAACGTTGGAGAAGCCGAAAGGGCTTCCTGACCTTGTACGGCGATCACGGGAGCAGGGCGTTATCCCGGCAATGAGTTATGAGAAGTGGGCCGGTATCCGCCCGAAGACGCCAAAGGCGAAACCTGTAGGAGTAAAAAAATGAGCGTACACATATCCAAAGCGGATGCGATAGCACAGGCCCGAATAGATTTTTTAAACAGTATAGATGAATACGATGATGACCGGCCGGTATGTCCGTGGTGTGGCAAATTGATGGTATCGGTTGCTTATTACGATCGGGATGCGGGATGGTTACATTTCTGGAAATGCGATTGCCTCAGGCCCGGGATGTCCGACGACGGGCAGCCACAGGCGGAAGTAACTGTGGCCGATGGATACCGAAAGCGGGCACAGCGAATAAACCGGGTATTGCGGAAATTTGGAATTGAAATTTACGAACCTTGACATATCGTGAAAAAGATTTAAACTGTAATAAATGCGTGTCGGTGTAATGTCGATGTGCGGGAGGAAATTGAATGGATGAAAAGATAAAGCAGATCGTTGATTTGCTCAAAGAGAAGGAAGGCGACAAAGAATTCTTAAAGGCATTTACGGAAGCGGTAAAGCCGGTCATGGATGCAAAGGCGGTTAGCCTTGCGTGGATCGAAACGCCGGAGGGGAAATCTTTTCTGGATTCAGAAAAAGAAAGGCATTTCTCAAAGGCACTCGAAACGTGGAAGGGTAATAACCTTGAAAAGCTGAATAAAGCATACTACGATGAACGGGTAGTAAAAGAGCATCCGCCGGAAGACCCGAAGGATAAACAGCTTAGGGAACTGAAAGAACGGCTCGATAAGGCCGACGCTGAACGGGAACGGTATCAGCTTACAGAAGCCGTAAGGCAGTATGCCGAAGCCGAAGCCGTGCCGGTTACTTTGGTTCCGTTTTTACTTGGGGCTGATGAAGAGTCAAGTAAAGCAAACGTTCAGTCCGTTAAAAAGGTGATTGATGATGTGGTTAATAAATCTCTTGAAAAGGAGGTGAAATCACGACAGGCACCCGGAGGCGGGGAACGGGAGAAAGGGCTGGATATTTATACCGAAGCCGAAATTGATTCGCTGTCGCAGGAACAAATAATTGCCAACCGGGATAAGGTAGAACGGTCGATGCAGTATCTTGTATCACAGAACGCACAACCTTATAAAGTGTAGGCAAGAAGGAGGCGCACATGGGCGCACTCGATTTAATGAAGCCGAAAATTTGGTCTGCCGATATAATTGAAGCTTTGAAAAGGAAGCTGATTTACGGCAACCTCGCTACCCGTGAATACGAAGGCGAAGCGAAGATCGGCGGCACAGTACAGATCAATGAAATCGGTGAAATTGCCGTAAACGATTATACGGCATACAGCGATATGACATTCCAGACCCTTGACGGGGCGGATTTGACCCTGAAGATCGATCAGAAAAAGTATTTTGCTTTTCAGATCGATATGACGGACAGAATGTTTATTCCGCAGGATTTACAGGCGAAAGCCGTAGACCGGGGTACACACAGGGTCAAGAATACGATCGATGCATACCTTGCAGGGTTGTACGGCGATGCCGGTATCACAACGTACATATCTCGGTAAGATTGCACGGTATATGACTGCCGGGGATGTACCGGAAGAAGGCCGGTGGTGTGTTATCCCGGCATGGATGGACGAAAAACTGTGGACGGCATCGGTCACAGACCTGACGAACAACAATGAAGCTTATGCACAGGGCTACCGTGGGAATATCCGTGGATTGAATATTTACGTTTCCAATAATGTTCAGGCACACAGTGGAACTGCCGGAACCTATGATAAGGTTCTTGCCGGTGTCCCGGGAACTATGGCTCTTGCAATTGCCCTAAACGGTGACCCGAGATTTAAGGAAGCCGAAAAACGCCGAGCGATAAATGTTGACGGTCTGTTTATCTACGGTGGGAAAATCGTCCGACCCGATACCCTCGCATGCCTGACATGCGATGATGCGTAAGGGAGGTAAAGTATGGCTACACAGACTGCTACTTTAATAACCGCTACGGCCGGTGGAGTTGCCATTAAAACGGCAAAGGAAATTTACGACTCAGACCTGATAACCTGTTCTGCGGGCGGATACGTTTCTTGTGCGGTTCCTGATATGACGAGAACGATTATCTATCTGGAGAACGTTTCCTCGACTGCCGGGATAACCGTATCTGTAAAATCTGGCGCATATTCCGGTTCCGGTATCGGTGATAAGGATTATAGTCTTAGCACGGACTATACCTATATCATTTCCGGGCTGGATGCCACACGGTTCAAAGGATCGGCATCTTCGTCAACCGCCGGAACAGCTGGTAACATTACGATTTACTCCACCGGGGGCACGTGTGTTGTTGGCTTTTTCGAAGTTGATGACCGGCTGTAAATAATAGGCTCCGGTAATTCGGAGCCTGTTTTAAAGGAACCGAATTATGGCCGTCATTACAGTAACCGAAGTTAATTCGATACTCGGCATTACAGGAAGTGCAGACAATTCTTTTATTTCTACCTATATCCCGTATGTCGAAATTGATCTTCTCCATATCTGCAATAATGATTTCTTCGAAGGCGGCATATATCAATCCGGTACATATACATTTGATTCATCGGCCGGAAGCATAACATCGAAAGGCGGGAACTCTTTCGCTACCGATGGATTTGTAGACGGCGACGAAATACTTATCCGTGGCTCATACCGAAACGACGGGCTGTATGTAATAGGAACGGTATCGACAAGTGTGATTACCGTAACGAAAAACGTATCGAGCGCAGAAACGGTAACTGAAGAATTGAGCGGGGCAAGTATAATTATCACGCTGGTACAATGGCCATTGCGGGCTAAGCTGGCGGTTGCGAAGATGCTACAGTACCGAATGAATAATAAAAACTCCATGCAGGGAACCTATTATTATTACGGATACCCGAGCGATATAATGTCGTATTTGGATGATATCAGAATACCGAGGGTAATGTAATGTTGGATGTAAAGGTTGAAGCCGAATTGAGAAAATGGAAAGGCCAAAAGATTCAAACAGATTTTTATACTGCAAACCAAAAATCATTATTTGAGGTTGGCCTCGGTATAAAATATTATGCGAAGAAACTTTCCCCCGTGTTAACTGGACGGCTTCGGGCTTCGATATCCATGCAGATGGTGGAGAAGGAATCGGGGTTCAATAACCCGACATCGCCGGATGTTGAATCTTCGGACAAAATCGGAAAGCCGAAAAAGAAGACACAGGTAAGAGTAGGGACGGCAGTACCATATGCAATGAAGATCGAATACGGTACTTCGAAATCCCCGGCGCAATCATTTCTCCGCACAGCCCTCGGGCTTGTGAAGGGCGAGGCGTACAGGGTTGTAGAAGACGGGGCACGGATCGCATTGGAGAAAGTATGAAGCCGTGGGAAGCAATAGAACAGCATCTTGAATCTTTTTCCGGCGTGACGAATATTGTAGGTAATAGGATTACACATGGTATGCAACCGAACACGAGGCAACGGATACCGTGTGTAAATTATTTTATGATTGCTTATTCACAGGGGACAAAGGGAGTAACCGAAACGCCAGCATACCAGATTTCATGTTGGGCAGGGTCCGCCGATGAAGCAATGGAATTGGCACGGGAAGTGATGATCGCTTTTCAAAATACACGTTGTGCAATCGGGGTATTTAATTTACAATCTTCATGGATTGAAGATTTGCAGATTATAGCAGAACCGGATACAGGCGTGTACCACGTCCCGGTCACGGTACGGTTATTTTATGAATCGGCCGATAATGTTTAGGAGGTAGTATGCCTTATTTTCAGAATACAGGATTGACAAATTCGGGCACCCTCTTGCTGGGAAGCGCAAAGATTGAAATTGCCGCTAGCGTGGGTGCGTCATTTACCAACCTCGGGTTAGCCCGTGGTGTTTCTATTACGGAGTCGCTGACGAAATTCAGCGTACAGGCGGATAACGGCCCGACACCGATACACGGGGTTTCGGATCAGACGGTGGAGTTATCGTTTGATTTGCTTGAATTCTATTTGCCGAGCATCGACGAAATCCGGGGCGGTATTGATACACAGGCCGAAACGTCATCCGGCACATGGATTACCAGCAGCACGACAATTCAGCAGTTGAAGGTTGGCGGCAAAACGGAAATGGCCAGCAAGGTATTCAAGTTTACGAATTACAAAATGGTATCTGCCGCCACGGTGGAAACCGTCATTGTAGTTTATTCGTCAACGATTGCCGAAGGGCTTTCTCTGGCATTTCAGCCCGACAGGGCGGAAGACCCGGTGATGCCGATTCCGTTCAGAATCTTGGGAGAACTGGACGCATCCCGTACCCGGGGCGATCAGTTGATGATTATTGAAACCGAAATGGGGATAACTTAATGACTAACGAGATCATAGACCTTGACGTACTTCGGCCACCGGAGCGGTTAATAAAACTGGGAGGGAAGAC